CATTGTAAACTTCAGTAAGTGGCGAACGGTCGTTATCGTTTTTCTCAGGGTCATATAGTTTTACCCATTGTCCGTTAACTTGAATCTCGTGATACCAAACCTCTACAAATGGGGATGAACCGTCTTTTGTAGGAAGGATTCGGATTCTTTTTTGTGCAGATTTTTCGTTTTTTTGAAGAATTGCTGAAAAATACCTTTTCAATCTGTCTACTTGTGAAATGTTTTGTCTCTGTGGACTTGCTGGCTGTGAATTTTTCTCATACTGCGCCAATACAGCATCTAATGGACTTGACATAATTTGTTTTTTTTAAAATTTATTACTCTTTTATCTAACCAAAAGATAGTCATAAACTCAAAAAAGTCAAATAAAAAAAGGGGTATCGTAGACACCCCTTTCTCACACACTATAAAATCATTTATTACATTTCATCTTCTTGTTGAAAGTCGTTAAATGTTTTCTTAACTTCATTTGCTGAAAAGTTTTCTACATCATCAGAAGTTAATACATATTCATTTTTACCTGTTTCTTCCATTTCATCTTTTTTGTCATCAAAGAAATCAGTTAATTTTTGATTGTATGGGTAAGAGTCCAAAGAACGTAACATTAGTTTTTCTTCAGGGGTTTTATCTCTGTACTTGTCAAATTTAGTTTCCAATGAATTAATTTTATTCATAATATCATCCATGTGTTGTAACTTTTTTTCTAAATCATCTAACTTGGAAAACATGCTATTCATAAACTCTTCTTGTTTATTTTTAATTTCCTCTTGATTTGTAACTAAGTCTGTAATATCAACCTCTTCAGTTTCTTCTTCACCTCCTTTATCGTCCCCTACTTCTTCAATATCAGGGTCTTTTTCTACATCTATAGGTTCAGGCACTTCAGTTGCCCCTCCAGCATCTCCTCCTCCTTCAGCAGGGGGTGCTGCCGCGTCTCCTCCTGGTGGTGGAGGCGGTGCTGCCGCATCATCACCCGGAGGTGGTGGAGGTGGTGCAGCTGCGTCACCCGGAGGTGGTGGTGCTGCAGCTAATGGGTCTTCAGGTGGTGCTTGTTCATTAATATACGCATTGATTTGATTGAATCTTTTTAGTTCCTCCAAAATTTTCTTATCTATACTCATTTTAGTAAAAATTTTATCCGTTTAATAATGTTTTAACACCTGTGGGTGTTTCAACTTTTAATGTTCTGTTTGTTTTTACGGTGTTATCAAATCTTTCAATTAATCCGTCTTTCATTCTAATAGTGTAACAATCACCAGTATCCAAGTCACAAACTTGCTTATGGTCGTTATCTATTTGTTTTTCACTGATTCTTGTGTCTTTTCTCAAGTAATCATCTAATAAACTTTTTACATTGCTCATAGTTCTAATTTTATATATAAATATGTTCTTATTTTAAATTGTTGAGAATACTTCGTAGAACGAGGTGAAAATATTTACGTAATCTTGATACCCAGGTAATAAACCTGCATCATATTGACCCAAAACATAATCTTTTATTTGTTGAGCACTTAATGCGGGGGGCCCGAACGCAATAGGTGTGTCCCAAGTTGTATAGGCAAATTGAGCAAGAGCTTTACCGTAAGACTTAACATCATTAGTATCAGGATTCAATGTTTTCAAATTATCAATTATCGGAAGTAATGGTGTAAAGAAAGATACCATAAATTCTGTAGATGTAGTATTTGCAGTAAAACTTGCCAACGCTCTTGGGGTTCCTTGTATTTCAACACAAACTTGTTCTTTTAAATACGTATCCATACCAGCACTGAATTTATTCTCTGTAGAAATTTCATAAAAATTAAGATTAGTCACTTCTATTGATGTTGCTGCGTCGTTATAACTATTCAAAGGTCTAGTATTTATAAGACCCATAAGTAGTGCTCTTAATTTGGCATTATTAGTAGCGTTACTGATAATTGGTAATAGTTGTTCTATAGTGTAAATGGATTTACTAACATTTACAAATGGTAAAGTTTGGTATTTTGTAACTTCAAGACATTTATCGGTTGAAGACTGCACCGTATTAACCACCGGGTCTGTTATAATTTGTGTTTCTTTTTCTGTTGGTGTTTTTTGTACTACAATTTTTTCTTTATATGCTTGAAGTAATTTTGCATTTGTATTGATAACCAAGTTATCCACATTAGGTAAACTATATTTTGGTATCCTTGTTCCTTTGAAATCAGTAGTGAATGAGTTTTCACTTATGTTATGAGTCACTTCATAAATCCAATATGGTCCATAAAATAATGGTATATGTCTCAATACAAAATACATTGTTGGTTGAATCATAACATTACCCATACCTTTAACACCACAACTATACGACCTTGATTTGTATATACTATACATTGATACAGATTGTTGTGCAACTTTGTCTCCAGCCACTGAACTACCAATATCAGCAAACACTTTGAAAGACTCTGAAGTATTCTTCATTTCTGACATATCCAATGATACGTCTTTGAATATACTTTGGTTTTGAATGCCAAAATCTACGCTAAACCCAACTACTCTATTTGTTTTTGAATAATCTCTATTTGGGTCAGAAACTCTTAAAGGGTTGTCAGCAATTCTTAAATCAAAACTATCGTCATCAAATCTAATAAAAGAATTCTCTTTTGGTTTGGGATACTCTGAAGGATTACCCATATATAAACAAAGGAACTTAGGACTTGAATCTGTGTAATCAACTTCTAAATATGTACCAAACAATGAGTTAGGTATGTCTATATCAATTGGTTTACCATTTTTAAGCGCCTGTTGTATTCCATAGAAATTAATATATGCTGGCATTGCAAAGAACATAAATTGATTGTCACTTAATATGTTACTTACAACTGTCATCAAGTTCAAATCAGGATTTGTTTTAACATCCAACCTTTTTATAACTTGGTCAATGTCAACAACAAACGTATCTCCGATATCACTATTTGCTCTATCCATAAATAAGAAATCTTCAAATAGTGTTACATATTTTAAATCAGAACCTGCAATCCACTTATCATTAAACGCCTTTAATGTGTTATACAATGTAAGTTTACCAACATCACCTGAAACTGCACTTGCCGTTTCATTTGTTGTAACAGTAATTTCTTTAAGGTTTTTATTTAAACTGGTAAATGTTTGAGTTAAAATTTTATCTTGTAATGTGTTTTGTTCTGTTAAAAAGTTATCAATTAAAGTTGTAAACTTTTGTTTGTTCAATGTAGGGTCTTGTAACTTTTTTGTAGCATATAATCTTATTATTGGTGCCAACTGTTCAATATTTTCTGATGTAAATGCGATATTCATATCAATAAAGAAATCAGCAATATATGACTTATCTGAACCTTGTAATGGTGTAACATTTTGTTGAACATTCAATGGTTGTTGTATTGGGTTTGATATTACAGGTTCAGTTGAAACTATCGCTTGAAGTTTCAATGGACTATCAAAATTTGTTGGTGCATTTGGATAATAAGTAACAACCATCTGATACAACCCAGTTGTATTACCATTTACTTCACAAACAAAAGTATTGTTTGTTGTATTACCTGTTGTTATAACTCCTGTTACTAAATTTGTATTGTCATTTATATCTGAGTTATTTTTATAAAAAGAAATGTTTCCAACTTTATTAATATTAAAATTAGGGTCTCCATCTATTTTATATACTTGATACCCAACTCCTGGTTTTACAACATTAATGTAGTTGTAGTTACTTGGGATGTTTAAATCTAATGGTGGAATAATACTTGCCGAATCTCCAACTAACTTCAACTGATATGAGTTTGTTAAATTTGATTGTGGACAATTTAAATATGTTTGAAAATAACTTGAACAATATGTTTCAGGTGAAGATGCCTTATTAGAAACAGCACTTGAACCTAAATAATTATATGTCGTTGTTAAACTATTATTATTTGCTATTTTTTTAGCACAAAAGAATTTTTTGTTCCCGCTGTTATCTAAAGATTCGATAAATAATATTTTTCCTTTTGATTTGAATGTTGATTCAATACCATCATAATTCACACGGTCAATTATATTATAATTGTTAGGATTAGTAATATTGAATTGTTGTCCGGTACACAAATCTTGGAATGTATATTTATCTTGTCCACTTACGGGTGGTGAATATGCCGGTAACGTTCCGTCAAATTCATCAAATAAATTAAGGTTTGGAAACTCTGGTTGTATTTCAGTTTGATATTCAATCCCCGCATCATATGAAAATCCTAAATATAATCTCAGTGTTTTCCAAGCATCTAAATTTTGTGTATAACTTTGTAGTACTGTCACGTTTGTTCCGTCACCAGCAAGAGTTGCTGGTACATAAGGGTCAAATGTTAATTTATCTTTTTCAGGAACAAATGTTTGTAATGAAGAAAAAGAATTAAAAAGTAACCTATCAAACTTACCAGGGTTTCCAATTTTTAAAACACAATCAAATTTTAAAAATTCATCAACAGCCTTTGTAAACTCAACAATTTGTTTTTGCCCTAAAGTTTTACCATCAGTATCTTCACCAACAAAAGTTAAACCCGTCTTGTTTACCAAAAACAAGTTTTTTAATACTGTATGTAATCTTTTTTGACTTAAATTTTTTACTTTATTTGGGTCACTATATGTTGGGTCTATTATTTCATCTTGTAATAGTAAGTCGTTCCCTGTTGGATTTGGGTTACAAAATGCTAAAAACTTTTTTTCAAATTCGTCCAACATTTTAACATCAAAAATAGAAAAAAGTTTTTCAAAATCCCACCCCCCAGTACTATAACTATCAAACTCTTCGGTTGGTCTTATAACATCCAAACCTTCAACATATCCAAAGTTTGGTACCGCCCACAATGCCCTTACTGAACCGTCATAAACAAAAGGGTTGTTATTAAGTTCTATTGTTATAGTGTTATTATTATTGACACATTCAAAAATAGCTTCATCAATTGGTATCCCTCCCATAGATGGGTAAACCATAACATACTGTTGATTGTTATCTGTAATTTCTGAATAAGAATAGTAGTTTACTTTAAGAAGTGACCTGTTTGGGTTTTGTGGGTCAAAACCAAAATTCAAATAATTTGTTGCATTATTATTTTTTCCAATTCTAAAGTTGTTTTCAGTATAAGCTGTTAAAAAATCATTTTGAGTGTACCCAGTAAATAAATCTTTACCTGTAACAAAGTAATGAACACTATTTATTACATTTGGATAAAATCCTGTTCCTATTATATCTTTTGTTTGTATTGAAGGTGTAGGAAATTGTTCTGTAACTTGTAAATTAATATTTTGTGAATTTCCACTATAGTCAGGAACAACATATGTTTTTGTTATTGCTGAAGTAATTGGGTCATAATTTTTTATATAGTCAAAACTTTTTTGTGTATTTTCTAATATATCTACATTTTCTAAAACAAATCTTTTATATCTATGCCAAATTGAACCGTATTTTAATACCCAAGCATATGGTAATTGGTGAATTGCAGAATACTTTTTTAAAGTTTCAGCCAAATTAGATAAGTTTGTTAAACTACCATCACTTTCAATATTATAAATACCCTCATTTTGTAAACTATTAAAAACAAGTGAATTTAGAAAAATATAACCTAATGCGACGTATGGATTTTGAACACCATTTTTTTGTTTTTCAACACCATCCAATAATGAGTTAATAAAATATGGGGTATTTAATAACGATGTTGTTTTATTAGAAATGGTGTTACCTGAGTAATTAGGTGTAAAATTTGTGCGTTCTGTAATATAGTTACCATCCTCGTTATCATCTCTATATTCATAATATGATTTCAAAAGATTTCTTGTTGTTACTGGTACATTATTTTCTTCTGAAATATAAGATTGATTATAATTTTTTAATGGGGAAGGGTCAAATATTGAAATGTTTTTATATTTTTCAGTTTCATTTATTCTTGCTATTGTTTTTTTGTCATCTAAATATACAAATACTTTTGTTGTGTCGTTTAATTCTAAAATACTAGTTTCTGAATAAACGGATGTCGGATTAAAAACAAATGGATATGTGTCCAAAAAATTGGTTTTATTTGTTTCAGTGCTCTCCAAATAAGATTTAAGAGTTTTTGCTAAAGGTAAGTCTGAACTAATTTGAACTGACCTATTACTTAAAGTATCAATACTATAGATTCCGCTTGAATCGTTTACTTGGTTTTGTAAATAAGGTGTTCTGTAAAGTCTTCTAATAAATGTTTCCCAACTTTCACCAGTACCATCGTTTGATATTTTCTTTAAGTAATCAATATATGTGTTAAATGTAAACTTGTAGTTTTTTAATAATTGATTTAATTCAATACTATCACCAATTGAAAGTTCAACGTTTTTACTTTCAATGTCTCCATATAATTGGTCAACTTTTAGTTTTGATGCTAACGCAACATCAAGTTTACTATAGTTTGCAGCAATATATGTTCTTTCAAATAATTCATAAAAGAATGGAATTGCAACAAGGTCTTGATATGGTGGTGTTTTGAATGGAAACTCAAGTGCGTTTGCAGAAACATAACTACTGTAGTCTGCAGGGTTATTATAAACGTTTGCAGTTACAGGTTTTGCAGTCTCTGTTGTTCCTTTCAGATATGCTTCAACAAATCCAATTTCAGGCCAAATTTTGTAATCAAACGCTCTTGTTTGTTTAATTATTTTTGGGTCACCAGGATATTGAATAACATATAAATCTCTTTGGTCTGCTTGTTTTTCTTTAACAAAATAAAGAGGCCAAGGATAAATTACATTATCTTGACTTAATTGCCCATTTGTATATTGAATTGCATCTTTACCATCAACAGAAAAGTTTTTATCAGGAGGTAACACTGAAGTTAATCTTGTTGGGTCTTGCCTTACATCCCAAGCTCCTTGATGGACATCTTCCATTAATCTATAAAATGCATCTGCTCCTGCAAATATAATAGCAAATATATTTCTGATTGTTGGTTTGAACCCAAGACCTCCGCTATCAGGATTTTTAAGTGCTCTATCTGCTAAAACTTGTGCTAATATTTTTTCAATTATTTCCTCGTTTGTGTTTAAGGTTTTGTCAATGTTATCAATTTTATCTAAAAAACTATTTGGTTCATACGTACCATCAGAAATTCGTCTATCACCAAACACATAAAAAAAACTATTATCTTCAACAATGTTTCCATTTGCATCCAACACCTTTTTGAATAACTCAGCATTTTTTTCTTCATCCAACTTAAACTTTTCAAATTCTGATATACCATCTGTTGTTGTTATATCAAGTTGTTTTCCTGTTCTATAATAATATGTTTTTATTATGTCACTACTGTTATTTAACCAAGAAGAAAAATCTAAGGTTTTCAATACGTCTTTTAGTTGTATGTCCACATTAATTTCGTACTCACCTCCCGAACCAAATGTGGCATTGTTTTTTAATTGTTGTGTAAAAAATTCAATCCTTTCTTGAACTTTGGTTTCGTAGTCTTTTTGTGTTTGTTCACTTATGTCTTTTTTGTATGGATAATAAATAAGGTTACCAACAACATAATAACTTGAGTTATCTAAGAAGTTATTGATTGAGTTTGTATAAACACTTTCTCTTAATTTTGAAAGGTTGTATCTATAATCCGCAATATCGTTTAACTTAGAAAAATCACCTTTGTTTTTAGCATCTTCTTCAGCCTTTTTTGCATAATTACTTGACCTTGCAATAAATTCTTCAATTGATATAGGAGGAAAGTTTGCGTCTAACAAACCTTTTCTTTTATAGATATCATAAACCTCTTCTAACTTTTGTCTTCCTTTATATGTGTTTTTTGTGGTAACAGTATTGTTTGCAACATCCTTAGTTGTAATTTCAGTATTGTACATTTTGGGAGCGGTAATAGAATACTGAAGAGGAGTATCAAAAAGAAGTGCAGTAAATTTACCAACAAGTTTCAAACTAATTTGAAAGTTACCTTTTGCAGAATCAAATCTTGAATTAAACGACAACAAAGACAAACGATATCTAATCGCCTTTCCGTAATAACCTTTTAAGGTCAAATAGAATAGAGGATATGGAAAATTAAAAAATGCAGAATATATAGAGTTTTCTCCTTGTTCAAAAAGAGCTCTTCCTTGTATATCTGTCATTTCAATATTTACTTCAGGCACTCCCGTTCCTTTAATGTTTACTGAAATACTATTTATACCCAACATTTGAGTATCTTCATATTTTGTTACAGAGTTTTTAAATCTTGGTTTCCCATCGTTTTGAACAATTTGTTCTGATTTTTGATTTAACCCTTGTCCCAATCTTGATTCAAGACCTGTTATTTGGTCAGACCAACTTGTATCAAATTGTTTTTTTCCCTTTGGTTGTAAGAAATTTAATTTTAAATCATCTTGACCATTGAACAATGTTGCAATAGTTGTGTTTACAACTGGTGAATCAAAACTTTCACCAATTGCAAGTTTTGTTCTTGGAATAATAAACGTTTCAAGATTTGCATAATATACCAAGTCTTCTTGGTCTACAAATCTTGGCGTAGGTTTATTTTCAACGTCATATATCTCATTTGGATTTACAACGATTATATTGTCGTAGTCTGTTTCAACAAATATTTTTTTAGTTTGAGCAATTCTTTTATCTGCCATAATAAAAAATATGTGTATCTAATGCGGATTTGTAGTCTTGAAGGGCGGCAACTAATGGAAAAGGTATAACTATAATTGTTCCATCAGGAATATTTGTTTCCAATCCTCCAAAATTTGGGTTTGCCATCATAATTAACCAACCAAAATAAGGTGCACCATATTTTTCAAAACTTATTTTATCCAATCTACTTTTATTTTTTACATAAACATATTTTTGGTCTGTTGTTCTTTGTGGTAAGTTCAAAAACGGGACTACTGTCTGACTTCCGTTGATTAGAAAATTTTGATATCTATTATAATATTGCATAATTATTTAAATGATTTTTTTAAGTTATACCTATCTCCACTTGAATTTTGGTCAGACCATAACTCTTCAAGATTTTTTCCATTCAAACCTATAATTGGAACTTGCCCTTCATAAGACATTATTCTTGTTACGGTTCTATTGTATGGGTTGTATGTATTAAATGTATTTGTAAAATAATTATCTTTGAACTTCTTAAATCTTTCATCAACAATACCTTTTGACCTTGTATAATTTATAACCAAAGCCTCGTTTCCTGTATTTAATTTATCGTTAAAGAATTGTTTCCATTGTGTTTTAACTTCTTCACTTGCTGTAGGTATTGCATCGTCAACAATTTTATCTGTGAACGTAGTTCCGTTAGTTATTATTTCTTTTCCAAACAACATAAAGAATCTATTTTCAGAGGCATCAATGTTATTTGGGTCAACATCTATGAAGGAATCAAAAGCAAATTGGTCATTGTAAGTGTAAGTAGAACCTGTAGGAATTATTTGTTCAACTTCTAAGTTGTTTATATATCTATTTAATTCTGTTTTAATTTTTAAGAAATCAATTTTTAACTCATCAAATGCGTTCGCAGCTCCGGTGTTAGGGTCAATACCCGCAGTACTTCCTGTAAGGTCAAAGACTAATGGATTACCTTTTTGGTTAATATAACCATCAACTTTACTTGTAACATAATTCAGTTTATCAATAGTAAATACCAAACTTAATTCATCCGAGACAATCGCACTATTACAACCTTCCAACAATGCCAACATTTTTACACCTTCTTCATCAATTAGTTTTTGAATTTGTTTTTTTACTTTTCTAATATCTTGATTTGTGAAGTTATAATTAACAGCAACATCAATCAAAGGACATAAATCATCATCAACGTCTTTTTTAGCCTTTCTAGTCAAGTCTTCAATTTTGTTTTGTATTTTTTCTGTTTTACCAAAAATATATCCTACATTACTTGTATTACCTGTTAACCAATCAAAATACCCTTCTGTATATTTTCTTTCGTCAGTAAAAATTAATAATCCACCTAACAAGTAACTTTCATTAACTTTCTCTAAATTATTTAAAACTGTTGTTGCGTAACTTTTAGTTTGGTCAGCCAACTTGTTCATTACGTCTTTATATTGTATTGTACCAAATGATTTGCCAGTATCTAAATTAAAACTACTATAAGTGATAGTACCAATAGTATCTCCTTTAGAATCTGTTCTTTGTTTGTTTGGGTCATCAACTATTCCGATTTCATCTTTAATTGATTGTAATAGTGCTGCATCATATTGTGTGGTTACATCTTCTGTAACATCGGCTCTATCATCATACATTTCAGTATTTGCGTAATAATTAAATGATAATGCATTTTGTAATTTTGCAACAGGGGCGGCTAATCCGTGTCCTCCAATAAATTTAAATTGCATTTGTATACTAGCAATCATCGGTTGTACCCCAATACCTTCAGGATTTAAATCATATGGTATGTCTTCATATGAAAAACCAATACTATCAATCACAATTTTAGTATGGAAAAAGTCTCCAAATCTTAAAACACAAACAGGAGGAGCACCAAATACACTATTAGTCACATCGTTGTATATTAAAGTTACTCTACCATTATTATCTTTATTTACTGTAGGTATTGTATCTCCAGGTCTCATACATTGTTGTAAGAATGTAAGTCTCGCATTCAAACCTTCAGGTGTTATTGAGTGGAAGGCAGGATGGAAGTACTTCAACTTACTTCTTAAACTATCATAAATCATTGGGTCTTTTTGTTTGACCAATTCAAAATAGTTACACTCGGTTAATAATTTTCTTGCAAGTCTTTTTGTTAAATCACTTCTTTGTTTCAAAGTTTCTTTTACCACAGGGTCTTGTTTAATTCTAACTTCTTTTGGTGGTGTTACCACTTTTTTAATCACAGTTGTAGTAAACGGGGTTGGTACTGGTGGATTTGTAACAGTCACATCTTCGGGTGGAACATATTCTGTAAACACTTCAGGTGGTGTAAAATCAGTATTAACCTCTTCTTCTGTAATTACTGGTTGAGTTTGAACTTGTTGTTCTAATACAGGATAAACGTCTTTAATTCTTACCCTTCTACAAGCCATTGCGTTTACTGATACGTTACCTTCGTCAGAATCTTTTTGGAATGGTTCTCTACAATTAATTGCCTTATATTTAGGGTCTGCTAGTGTGACTTCTTCTCCTTCAATTTCATCTTTTATAACAATTTTTCCTTCCTCAATTGCTTGTTTTAAACTAACTCCGTCATAATTAAAAGCATCAATATATTGTCTTATTGAATTCATCCTTCTTTTGGCTAAACCTTCATTATAAACAGGACTTTGTATTGAAGAGGCCGCACCCGCTATTGTAAAACTACATTTACCTCCTATTTTTATAAATGAAGCTAACTTTTGGAAAAATGTTTGTATTTCTAAAAAACTTTTGTCTATATAATCAAAAAACTCATTGACAGCGGTTATTCTTGTGTCCACATATTTTGCAAGGTATGTTTTTTGAGCAAAAGATGTTGATGCCAAAACTTCTGCGGTTTTCCCTTGTCTCAGCGGGTCACCATACTCAAAAATGTAGTCCAATGCACCTCTGAAAGTGTGTTTACCTAAATCAACTTTTGACGCAGGATATTTTGTTAAATATGCGGTTTTTAAATCTCTATATTTTTCTAACCACCAAAAATAATCAAAATTTGTTTGGAAATAACCAGGTGTTCCTTGAAAATCTTTTGCTAATGGATAGTCATTATGAAAGAAGAAAATTAATTCTCCTAATACAGGTGTTTCTAAAACTGCAGGTGGTTCTGTAATTGTAGGTGTCGCAGATACTGGTGGTGGTGATGTCGGAGGAACTGTAACAGGTGGTGCGGTTGGTGGTGGTGTTGCTGTTGGTAAATCCACGTCATAGGTAATAACTTCAACTTCTTCAGTTGTTGTTTCTTCGGTAAAATAAACAATATCTTCTGGATAATATATTTCTTGTTGAATTTCAAATACATCTCTTGGTGTAAACATTGGAAACTTCTTAACCAAATCATACAAATCGTATTTTGTACATCCAGCGAAGAAGGATGTTAATACTTTATTTACAACAGAGTTTGAACTTTCATTTTCTAATTCCTTGTCAACAATCACATTCAATATAGATGGGTGGTCAACAACAATTTTCCAATTTAAAGAACCCGTTCTATTAGTACCCCCATATGTATATATTGGTTCAGGTCTTCCAATAAAAGTGTTATCCATCCATTGTGTAGATACGGATTCTCCATAAGTCACGTCATAAGGTGGAAACCACATTATTCTACCTCCGTTTGGTCCTTTTTCACAAGCAGGTAAATCCTCATAAGTATAACCAGGTCTGTTTGATGTTCTCCACGCTAAATTTTCTAACGAGAACATATATTTTTTTACTTTGTCGTTAACAATATTAGTTGACTCTTTTCCTTTCCAAGGAGCAATATTTAAGTTGAACGTGTTATCAAGAACTGAATAGGTATATTTTCTGATATTACCATCTGTTTTTTGAAGTTCATCATAATCCATATAAGGTCTGTCTTTTGTAAAAACTCTACAATATTCATAACCTGTAGGTGTATTTGAACTTTCCGGTACTGAATTTTTGGTGGTGTATCTGATTACTCTTGAACCTTTTGTTAATTCAATGTACCCATCATTAAAAACTTTAGACACTTGGTTGATAGCGTTACCTACGTGCTCTAACTTATTGTTTGAACGATTACCAGCATCTACTAATTTTTGTGTTACATCTAAAATTGAACCATTAGTAAACTCATATAACGTTGACTGAGTTGGTTCATATTGAGAACTTATTTGTGAAAAATTAAATATTGAATTATCAGAAAACACCGAACCTCCAACACCTGCATAATTTCCAGGTATCATCCAATTTTCTCCACCTTTACCTGCCCTTGAAATCCAAGTAAACCCTCCTTGTACACCATTCAAACTATCAATATATGACCTTGAATTTAATCCCGTATAAGGACGATTCATTTGTTCTCCTTCATATTCTTGACCAATCTTTCCATAAGAAAATACCGGACTTTTTGAAGCAACACCCTTTATTTTACTTTCAGGAAGTTCTCCATCAGGTGATACTATTTCAGTAATTTCAGATTTACGTTTTCCAATATAATAATTTCCTTGTGGCGCTAAAAGATTATTTCCTATTTTATAATCAGGTCTGAAAACATTATATCTTAATTGGTCATATAATAAACCTCTTGTCGCAATTGATGTATATTCAACAAACAACTCAGAAGCCGATTGATTTTTTGGTTGTAATAATCTAAACACTCCACCAATAGCACCACCAATTATTGATAATGGGTTTGTAAAAATTGCTGACCCTTTTTTATCAGGATAATCAAAATACTCACCAGGTATAAATGAATATGGCGAATATGTTCCTGCTAAACGCGCTGCAAAATTAATTGCTTGACCTAAAAATAAATCAGGGTTTGTAATTGTATAATCTTTTGCATACAATGGAATTTGTCCCGACAACAATCCAATCGCGTCAAATGGGTCGGTATTCGGTTTACTTGATATTTCTCCGGTATCGGGGTCAATACTTGAATCCAAAGCATTTACTCTTGCTAATGTCTGTTGGAATAACTCTAAAGCTACTCTAAATTTGAACTCTTTATTTAATTGCATTGCACCAATTTGTGCTAATGCTGAATCCTGTGACAACGAACCATCTGAACCACTTGGATTGTCACTAAGTAAAATACTAAACGGTGTATATGTTGATGGTAAGAATATAAAAGTGGAATCACTATTGGCATACGGTAAACCCGTTGCTGGTATTTCTAAATCATCAATGGTTACAAGTTCAGGGTTACCATAACTTCCTGTTCCTGAAACATATTTATTAATTACATATGCTTGGTTCTCTTTAAGTTCTCCAACTAATTCTAATTGACTATTAATCGTATCTGTAAAATCATATTCACCTTCGTTTGTTCCTAAAGCAATAAATTGATTAATTTCAACAGTATTACCATAAGAACCACTTACTTGGGTTGAAGGAAGTTTTGGTCCGTACTTGTTTATAACATATAAGAAGTTTTCTCTTACTTGTCCTATAATTTCAAGTTGACTATTTATTGTATCTGAAAAATCATAAATTCCTTCGTTTGACCCAAGTACTTGAACATTGTTCATATCATATCTTGTGTCACCATACCCAGCAGTAGTGCCAGGGGTATACTTGTTTAATACAATTAAATCTTGTTCTTTTTCATTACCTATTAAATACAAGTAACTATTAACAGTATCCGTTATTGTATATTCACCACTACCATTTGTAAGAATTACTTCATTATCATTAATTGACCACTTAGTTATACCATAATCTAAAGAGGTTGCTGGTTTATATACGTTCTTTGTTTTCAAGAAAATTTCTCTTGAATTTCCTATTGTTGTAAGATTACTTATATACGCATCTTGAATATTATACAACCCACTACCTGTTGTATTAATAACTTCATCATCATTTATATACCAAACAGTATTACCATAATCTTGTGGTGAGGTTGGTTTATATGTGTTTTTTGTTTTATGGAAGATTTCTTGTTGGTTTCCGATTTGATATAAGTAACTATCAAGGGTATCCTCTATCGTATAGATTCCAGCACCCATACTTAAAATTGTTTGGTCATCATTTATGTACCAAACAGTATTACCATAATCTTCAGGTTGTTCAGGTTTATATAAATTTCTTACTTTATGAAAAACTTCTTGAGTGTTACCAATTTGAAATAAATAACTATTAAGTGTGTCCGCTATGGTGTATTCTCCTTCACCTACAGTTCTTATTACTTCGTCGTCATTAATGTACCATACAGTATCTCCGTATTGGTCTTGTCCCACCGGTTTATAAACATTTCGTACAATGTGAACCGTTTCTTGGTTGTCCCCAATTCTTTCTAATTTACTACCAATAGCAAGTGGGTATCCATAGTTTCCTAAATTTGTGTTTTGAACAAAAGTGTTATTTATATTAATAGTGTTACCATAGTTAGTCCCAATACCAACAGGGCCATAAAGGTTTTTGACATATAATAAACCTTCTTGTCTGTCACCTATTCGTTCAAGTAAGCTATTAATAGAGTCAGGAAATCCGTATTCACCTTCATTTGTTTTTGTTCCTAAATCCAAATTGATACTAACCATAGTGCCATAAGCACCATCTGAATTAGTTGGCCCGTATTGATTTTTTAAATATAATCCTTTTTCTAACTTATTTGCAATTGAGTCAACCGTAGGTGAATCTTTGATTGCATAATCAACAATAACAAATTCGTTGATTGCTGGTATGTCACCTGTTGAAAAGGCGTTTTCTACCTTATATGGTGGTAAATTCCTTACCATCAGTTTCTTTCTGAAGTTCTCTGTAGAATTAAAAGATAATGGACTTTCCATTCAATTGCTTTTCAAATAAATAGAACTTAATCTACTTTTTATTATATGACACCTTGTTGTTTTTTATACATATCAAGTTTGTATAATACTGTGTCCATTATTTGTTTTTGTACTTTGGGGTCGCTAAATAAATTTGATATGTTACCACTATCTCCCGCAACACTTCCATTTATGTTTATGTTTACATCTACTTTACCACCCATTTCAACTTTACCTCCACTCATTTTCTTATTCAATGCATCACCCAAATTAGTACCAACCGCAACTTCGTCACCTACAATACCTTCATATATTTTACCCTTAGACATAATTTTCGGAGCACCTCCTGCAGGAAAATAAGCATCTGAAATAGAAACACCACTAGATATCTGTCTTCTAATTGTTTCAGTTGCGCTTTCTGACCTTCTTATCGCCTCAGGACCAAGAGTAAACGCATCTGCAGCATCGGCGATGGCTTTATTGATTTCAGGGGCAACAAGACCGGTACTAGGTGCTGCTAAATTTGCAGCACTTATCGCCGCTTCCCCCATCTTTTTATTTGAATTTTCTATTGTCCTTAAAAATTTATCTCTGTCTGGCATACTTTTTAGAACCGCTTCTTTAATAATATTAACGTCTTTTGCTTGATTTTCTTGAATTGTCATTTGAGAAATTGCTAAATCTTTTTCTGATTTTGATGCTTTGTCTTGATAATCTTTTATTGCTTTTTGTGCATCTGTACTTTGAAGTTGTGCCTTTAATCCTTCCGCAGAATCCGATTCTAATTTTCTAAATCCAGGTATATCTATTGATACTTTACCTCCTTTTCCAACTTCAGCTAATCCCGCTATCATACTTTGAGTGTCCTCATCAAAATTGTCCAAAGCAAAAGTTTCTTTTAAATAATCCATTTTAGCAGCTTCTTTACCTGTTTTAACCAAATCTTCCAAATTTGACCCTGTCAATTCTGCTTGTTGTCGTAATCTATACATATCTTCTGTTGAAACGGAAAATTCACCAGTCGCTTTATTGAAAGTAACTGCAGCCTTTGTTGAGTTTACTAATTCATTTTGTAAACCTTCCATATCATTTTGAGCCATATACATCAATTGAAAAGGGTCGGCTAATTTACCAACCGTACCACCTAACATTTGAAAATTAGCAGCCAACTGAATAGCACCTTCGGGGTCTAAAGCACTATTTTGAACCGACTTAGCACCAATAGATTCAATATTTGTACGAAGTAACATTGCTTGTTTAACCATATTTTTCATACCCTCAACACCATCTTTAAACCCAAATCCACTTATTGACTTCATGTTGGATTGAATTGTTGTTAAATATGCCTTTGCACTTAATCCAGCCTTTCTAGCTTCAACTGATAAATCGTGAATTTGTGATGTAGCTTCTAACTGTGTCACACCAAATCTTGTCATTTCGGTGATTAATGTACCAACATCTTTAGTTGACAAACCTGTCGCCTTACTTATTTCAACCATATTGGTAAGGGTTTCTTGTGATGGGTTAACCATCCTACCCATCCCTTCTGCTAGACCACCTACTGCATCAACAACATCTTTGAATGAAGAACCTAATTCTATAGTATTTTGGTACGCAAGATATAGTTTTTCTCTAAAGGCGTCAGTACCCATAGCAACACCACCCATACTTCTTTGCATAGCCAAGGTACTGTCGTTCATTTCTGTCATGGACTTGTTTATATTATCCAAAACAACTTTCATACTATCACCTAGAACAAAATTATCAATTGCGGTTTTTAAATCATTAAATTGTTCAATGACCCCTTGTGTTGCAGCATATGATGATGTTTGCCCTCCACCGGCAGCTGCAGAGGCAGCATTAGTATTTTCACTTAATAACATATTTTATTTTATAAATAGATTCTTATTCAATTTACTGAAATGTCTCAATTAACTTTTCTATAAAATATTTTCTTTCGTAAGTAGGCATTTTAAGTAATTCAGTGTAATTAAAATTACAATACTTTGACAAATAAAATATTTCGTCTAATAAATTTTTTTTATACTGAGAAGAAAGGCCGAAAAAATTCAACCCCAAAGGAAACTTCGAAAGTCACCTTTTCTCCAGACGGGGCTATAATTGTTCTGTTTAAATCAATTCCTGGTTCACATTCTCTAATAAATTTTCTTAGTTCTTTAGAATCTTTAATCGGCATTTGTGTAATAAAAGATGCAATTGTACTTTTATCAGAATTTCCATCAATCTCCACAATATGTTTTTCTAATGTTTTTGTGACAATAGGAACAACCATTCCTTGTGGGTATGATTCTTTTATTTTTTCCAATTCATTAGAATCACCTAAACTTAATAATTTTAATTTAACGTTCCGTTGTGATGAAGGTAAAGTAAAACTAAATATTCCATTTTCATCAGGCTGGTGATTTTGTTGTTTAAAATTTAATTCGTCAAGCATTATTGATACTTCAAAATATTTTTGGGTTGCTGGGTCTAACACTTGAAAAGTGTAATCGGGTCCGAATGCAGTGTTTCTCAAAAAGATAAGTATCGCCTTTGCATCACAATCCAATAGTTGATTTACGTCAAAACCTGGTTCATAAATTTTAGATTTTAATAATGCGTTTATTAATCCGTCTTTTGGCGAATTAGGTGACATTATAAGGTTTTCGTCACTCGCATTTAGATAACCAACTTTCAGACTTTCTTTTTTATTCTTATAAAAAATACCCTTAGACGGAAGTTTGACAACATCGTGAGGTAAATTAAAACTTTCTTGCATAAAATTTTCCATAATATTTTATTTTAAAAATAATCGTGAAAACTCTTATGTAAATAAAAAACCCCACTAATAATAGTAGGGTTAAAAAATTAATCTTATGAAAAAATTAATAAACTAATATACATCTGTCAGGTTGCATAGTTGCTTTTACTGTGATAAGACCATCTTCGCTGTATCCAAGTGAATCAAAGTCAACACCACCTAATAAACATCCTTGTAGTATCCATTTTTCAACAGCCACACCTGTTGGGTCTAACATTTCTAAGTCAACATCTTTTTTGTATCCTGCAGCATAACCCTGACGACCTGTAACTGATTCAGAGTGTAGACGAACCCATTCCATAAGTGCTTGTGCTGCCGATGGACCAATCGGGTCTCTAAATGTGACATCCATTGAACCCCATTTAAATTTTCCAGCAACAAAGGTTGATGTATTTAAGAATGGAATTTCAACTGGTGTACTTTCATATTTTGGTCTACTTGTACTTTCTACATACCAAGAGTTGATTCCAAGTTCACTTGGGAATGTAAGTATAAACCTGTTCTTTCTTTTTGGTTCATACTGAAAGGGCATTTTCATTAACAAATCAGCCATATCGTTCTATTTTTTTGTGTCTTTTATTTTATTATAAATATTGTGTAATTAATTTTTTTCTATTTACTTCCAATTACTTTTCAAATAATATATAGCATAAACTAGTTAAAAATATTATACTTCTATTTTTTCTCCTCCTTTAGTTAAATACATTTTTACTGGTTTTTCTTCATATTCAGTTTCAATAAATTTTTTCATATGTTCTATGTTCTTTGGGTCATCGTCTGAAAAACCGATAAATGGTACAACCTCATCGTTTTTGATGTCATTTTTAAACATCCCTTTTTTTCCAATTTCTTGTGAAAGTTCTTTACAATAAGATATAAATCTTCTCATTGCTTTTATTTTTCCTTCTTCAGGATTTGTCGCACTTCCTTCCCCAAATGTAACTGGTTCAAACATACACATATCTAAATACTCCATAATAATGTCCTTGTCATTTACATTTAAGTCAAAGGATTCGTCAATTGGATTATCTGCCCAATTTCTGTATTTTTTTAAGTTACTTACACATTCACTACTTCTTATCCCATTATGATTTGAGATAATATAATTATAGGTTGCTTCTTTTAATGTTTCAGGATTGTGACCTCTAGCTGTAATAATTGCAAATATTGAACCTCCATTAATACATTCAATAAAGTCATTCCAAGAAGGACCGGGACTTGCAATCATAGAATCAATAATAAATTTCTTATCACCTTTTGTCCCAAAATTTCTAAACGGGTCAGATGCAAAATTTACAATAGTAGTTCCTTTATAAGGGAAGTTTTCCTTACCAATCATATGTCTATACTCAGCAAAATCTTCAGTAGACATACCTACTTCTTCATCATTTTCTGTAAGAAGGATTATTGTTGTTGGCATAAAAACAATATTATCATCCCAATCAAAGGCATAATATTTACTATCAGGTGTACCTTCAGGGGTAACACCTTCTATAATCCTTCTCAAATGTTCCCTAATATTCATTTACTATTAAGTTTTTCTAATATTTTTTCTAACTGACTTTCAGTTATTACAATATTTTGTTTTTTCTTTGAGAAAGTCTTAGGACTTGATTTGAAGTCACCAATTGATTCTTTAATTAATTTTTTTTGAATTTTCATAATATTTTTTATTATAAATATATTATGGGGGAACTTTCATTCCCCCAATTTATTAAATATTATCAAATGATGCTCCCGTTGGTGTTATAACAAACTCAATGTCAATGTATTCAAGAGCCCTTGTAGGTTTCAAAAATATCTTACCTGTCAAAGTGTTTGAGTCTAAATCTTCAGGAGTGTTTGATACTTGAACTCTAAAGTCAATTAAACCTCTATCTCTTCTGATTGAATCTAATATTGGGTTAACTGAATCCAAGAAGTCTTGTCTTACTTTTTGGTCATTTTGTTCAAACAATAATCTTACAGCCACTGCAGATATTAGTTTTCTTGCTTGTAGTAACAACCTTCTAACGTTGATTCTGTCAAGAGCAGACTCTCTAATTTGCATTGTCTTATTACCCCATATAACAGTACCGACATCGTTGAAGGTTGCAATTGGGTTGATTCTTCCTGAGTACAATGTATCTCTATCTTCTTGTGTAAGTTTCTTACGTGCTTTAATTGAGTTAACCAAACCTCTCGTGTAACCCGCAGATGCGAACCAAGGGAAGGCAATGTTATCTGTTAATGCCAAGTTTTTAACTACCTCTGAAGTTGCAGGAATATAAATTTGAGTGTTATTAACAGTATCTCTTGTTAAAATCCAAGGATAGTAAGTTGCAGTATAATTTGAATCAATTGAGGTGTTTTCCAAATTGTCTACAGCCTGTTGTGGGAATATTAAACCATCTTCAATATTACTAAAAGTAGGTAAGAATAAATTAAAATCAGGTGTAGTACAAATGTAAATTGAATCGGCTCTGTCCGTTTCAATCATATCAATCGCATCTTCAACTAAGTTGTTGTTATTTACATAATCAATACCAGGTGTTGCAAATACATTTATGTTAACCGCTTCAGGATTTGCAAAAGTATCTTGACCCCATTTGTATGCGTAGTAATCAGTATTTGCCCAATTCTCTTGATTTGGCCCTGCAATTGCCTTGAACGCTCCCCATCCTGTTGCGGTTGGGTATGTTATACTTGGAGCAGCTCCGTATTTAAACCCACTTTGTCCTAATGCAAAACTATCGTCATTTGTTCTGGATTCTCTGTAAATGTCCCAACCATCAAATCCACCATACGCTAAAATTGTAAATTTACGAGCCAATAATTTGTAATATGGACTTGATGTGCTTGTAGGTTCAGCATCAAAGGACGCTACCCCAACCTCAAACGCTTGTGTGTATGCTGAAGTTAAAACGTCATATTGAGTTACAACCGTAGCACCACTATCCATATGGAAACCTTTAGTTATGTAACCCCAAGGAATACCTTCAGTATCTGTTGCTAAGTTTGCTGGTATTTGTTTTCCTTTATATTCAAAGAAGTCATAATCAATACCTGCTATGTTAGAAATACCTAAGTATGCTTTACGAGGATTTTCACCACTTGATATTACAGGGTTATCTCCACCAGTGGAAGAACCAAAAGGAGGGTTGTAAATTACGTCACCTGGTTGTAAGTATTTTGTTTTATATACAACAAATGGAGGTGTCGCGTTTGCATATTCTCTTGATATGTAACCTTCAAATCCACAAGGAAGAGCGTCAATTGGTGCTTCGTCGCTCATTTCTAACATTACATACTTAGATTTCAACTGATATTCACCATTAGATGTTCCTATTTTATTAGCGACATAATTGTTTTGATTTGGGTCAAGTCCACAATTTGTAAAACTTTCAATGACAATTGGATTTTGGTCGTTATCATAGAAATCTCTAATAAATACGTCAAAGGTTTGTTTGTTAAATGATATATTACCAATAGACATTTTTACAAGTCTATTAGCTGCATTACCATCTGAAATCAAAACAAATTTGAAAAGTTTGTAAACTTTATTACCTCTTAATTCCGATACTAAGTATGGTGTTTCAGGTGTTTTATATCTTTCTAAATAAAACGCGATTGAATCATTATAATTAAAATCCAAAGTGTCGGTTACACCAGGTAGCGAAATTAAATCACAACTAAGTCCTCTGATTTGACCTGCTCTGTATCCATTTAATAATAAACTTGAATATGTTTCTTCTACAAATAAAGGAACTTCAAATCTTGATTTACCAAAGTTACTTCTACCAAATACCTTTGATATGAAGTTTTTATCAGTAGAATTCATTGAAGTGGTGAATTGGAATGTGTTACCTTCATAACTAATACCTGATATAACAAAAGGTAAGAAAGGATTTTCACTCACACCTGAGTATGTACCTGTACAAATCATTTGTACATCAGATGTTCCTGTAACTTGGAATTGAGGACCAGGTTGTGTTGCACTATAATTAGTGATACCTCTAGACCTTAATGTTGCAACCACTAAGTCATCATAAGTCACATATGGTGAACCTGAGTAGTTTGTTGCATAAAATTGAACTGAACCACTAAATCCTCCTGTAATACCTGTCAAAGTCGCAACAGTAGCACCATAACCTTGACCGAAGTAAGTGTTTGGTGGTCCTTGGTAGTAGTCAAAAAGTGCGTAATACCAAGCGTCGTTAGTAGTTGCTGACAAATTCGCTAAAGATAAATTAACATTGTTAACACCGAATGTTTCACTGAATCCAGTAACTGTTGCAGAACCATTAAGTGAAACACCTGTAACGGCACTTAACGTACCACCACTAACCGTCCCCCAAAATACTGAAGTAGAACCTGAGTTTACACTTGAACCTGAGAAAAGCCTAACTTGTTCTGACAAGTACATTTGTAAGTCATTATCTACTGAAGATGTTGTACCGTCATTCGCAGTATAATTGTTATAAAAATTGTTGTTGTTGTTAATTGCCGCAGGAATTGATGCCGTATAAGTAATAGAGTATCCAGTACTTGCGGTAAATGTCACAATAGCGGATGTCACTCCTGTCGCAACAATCGTAGACGGGTCAACGTTACCTACAGTCGTAATAGACCAAGATGGGCCAGCATCATATCCCGACAATCCTAATATTCTTGTTACAAACAATTGATTAGACTGTTGTAGATATGCCTTTGCAATGTACCCTAATTCATACTTAGGAATTTGAGTATTAACAAATTTTTCGGGACTTGTTCCCCCAAAATATACTTGAAACTCGTCAAAATTAGTAATAAAGATTGGTTCAAATGCTGGACCACGAAGGGTCTCACCAGCCAAACCTAAAGTTGTTACACCTACACTTTGTGCAACAAAAGTTAAATCTCTTTCTGAAGTGTAAACCCCAGGTGAAACGAAAACCTTGTTAGATGATGCCATTTTAATTTTTTAAATTAATGTTTTATTTTATATATAAATACATCATTCAAAATCAAAAAACTTTACTTTCAAAGAATATTTATTAAATGGTGAGAAAAAATTCTACCTTTTTTCTCCCTATAATTTTTATATTCTATGAAAAAAATAAAAAACATTAAAATCTCACCTGAAGTACACGAAATACTAAAAAATTATTGTGATGAAAATAATTTAAAGATGTATAAGTTTTTAGAAAGTTTAATTAAAAAAAATTGCCAAAAGGAAAAAGACATTTACGGAGAGTAGTTAAACCAAGTAAGCCGTTGTGTTTAATGTTGACGATTGGGTGTTGTCATTTTTTACTACAATAATTTTTAACACGTCTTCTTCAGTGATTTGAATAGTCTGTAGGTTGTCACCAACATAATTATTATTTATATATACTGAGTATGAACTTATATTATCTGTACTATTAACAATAATGTCTGCAGTATATCTAAATGTCTCATTAAGCTGAGTGGTTCCCGATGGTAATAATATTTCCAAATCAAAAAAGTTGGGTCTTGGTGGTTCAATTTTTACATTTCTTCCTCTAACTTTTGTATCCACTTCAAACATTGTAACTTGTCTTGTGATTGCTGGAGAAATTTGGAACTCTTCTTCGTCTATTAAAAGACCTTTCATTGTGAACTTGTAATTTGCAATATAATATTTTCTTTTTTCTAAATCTTTAGCCGATTCATCAGAAACGTCATCTAATATTATTGGAATGTAATGTCCTTTAATTTGTTGGTAAGCTTGTTTTGATGTAAATGTTTGCATTACAATTTTATTAAACTCATTGAGTTCTCTCATTCTGTTACAAAATAGTTTTACATTAAAACCGATATCTACAGGAATTGGTTGTGGTATTTTATAAACGTCAGCACCTTTTCTTTGACCATCCCAAGTTGGTACCGTGTAATAGAAAAATTCTCTTCTTACTGGTATATTTGCTGCCCCTCCTTGAAAAGTTCCGTATTTTACTTCGGGCATACGAACAGTAGCGATAAAAGGTAGGGAAACATTATTATCTAAATCTTGAAAATTCCAAGTCTCAACAAATTGTGACCAGTTTTGATTTGTAATTATTTTATCTATTGTAGGTACTTTTTTACCTGAAACCACTAATTGTAGTTGGTCTTTTACAAAATCTAACATCCCCAAGTCTAAATCGGCATGAAGAACACCCTTTGGAAGATATGTACCATTATCTGTAATATCATCCAACATCTGTTGTCTTCTTTCTCTACCAACCTTTTCAGGAATTAATGGTAAATATTTTTTTACTTGTTTTGGAAATCCCATATTATATTCCTCTAAATTCGTTATCTGTTACTGGTGCAGCAACTATAGACCTATAGAATGGTTTGTATCCACCATAGGTGTGTTTGTTGTCGGAAACAACCCTTCCGTCATTAACTACTGAATAGTACCTTACCCTTGTTTCTGTTTCATAATATCCAATGTAATCACCATAGGCGATTTCAATACCCATATTGTCCAACTCTTTTTGATATACACCAACTTTTAAATTACCTGGCTCTGTTTGTGAAAGTTTAGTTGACCCATAATCTGAGTTTGTTGGTGCCTCAATTTGTACATAACCCTTAAATTCAACTGGAGGTAAAAACTGAATTGCATCGTCTATTGTTTCACCATAAACATCATCGTTATTAGTTCTTTGTCTGTCAACTCTATACAAAACCAAAGTGAAGTTCATATCACCCGATAACCACTCTTCACCCATTTCAATATCCAAATTGAAGTCTTCTTCAGAAAAAAACTTATTTAATCTAGTAATTGGAACTTTATTTTGACTCATACTAATAAATACTTTGATTGATTTTTTATTAATATTTACTATTTTTATTTATAACATAATGGAAGAGTTTATAACAAAAACCCCCGAAACAAGAGCACTTCAAATTTTAGACGAATATGAAGGGTCAAATAACTATATCCTAAATTTAAAACACAAAAAACTTAATAGTAAAACTTTTACCCCCACAAGAAGTCAGGCGGAATATATTATTAATTACCAAAATACAAAACCAAAAGTTGCAAAAAAATGGGTAAAACTTGATTCTTATTTTGGAAAAAAACTAAAAGAAGATAAAATGTACACTAAAGAACCAACTGAAGTGTATGTTGAAAAATTGTTGGTTGAAAAGGATAAATCATATCACATATGGGGTAAAGTTTGGAGTGGTGAGACTATTCACGATTTTTGGTTACCAAAAACTGCACTACTAAAAGACAATGAAGTTAAAAATGTTGTTATCAATTATTCAAATTACGAACATAGAGCACCTATGTCACACCAAAAAGAAGCAATAGAAAAACTTGTAAGAAACAAAAAGTTTATTCTTGCTGACGATATGGGTCTTGGTAAAACAACATCAACAATTATATCTGCACTTGAAACGGGAGCAAAAAAGATTTTAATTATCTGTCCAGCATCTTTAAAAATAAATTGGCAACGTGAAATTGAAAACTACACAGATAGAAGTGTTTTTATCGCTGAAGGAAAAAAGTTTTCAGATGAATCAGATTTTGTAATAGTAAATTACGACATACTCAAAAATTTCCACGATATAAAAGATAACGATAAATCCATTATTATGAAAACTAATTTTGAACTAGTAATAATGGATGAAGCTCATATGATTTCAAATCCCCAAGCACAAAGAACAAAGATTGTTAACGACTTGTGTAATAAATTAGAAAGGGTTTGGTTACTTACAGGAACACCTATGACATCAAGACCAATGAATTATTTTAATTTGTTGAAACTTGTTGATAGTCCTGTTGCCGCTAATTGGATGGCTTATGCTAAAAGATATTGTAATGGTTATCAATTTAGTGTTGGTAATAGAAAAGTGTGGAACGTTACGGGAGCGTCTAACTTAGAAGAATTAAGAGAAAGAACTCAAACACATATATTACGAAGACTAAAAGAAGATGTGTTAGATTTACCTGAAAAAATTATAACACCTGTTTACTTAAGGTTAAAATCAAAAGACTATGAAGAATTGATGGGTGAATATTACGATTGGTATGAAAAAAACCAAGAAGAGTCATCATCACTTACAATTCAGTTTGGTAAGTTAATGAAGGTAAGAAAGGTAATTGCTCAAGAAAAAGTTAAATCAACAATTGAATTGGCTGAAAATATAATAGAGCAAGGAAAAAAAGTTATTATATTTACAAACTTTACAGACACTTTACAAGAGATTTATAATCATTTTGGAAAACAAGCCGTTTATTTAGACGGTTCTTGTTCAAAACCACATAGACAAAAGGCGGTTGACGACTTTCAAGAAAATGAAAAAATTAGAGTATTTGTTGGGAACTTAAAGGCTGCGGGTGTTGGTATTACTTTGACTTCGGCAGAGGCCGTAATTATGAACGACTTATCGTTTGTTCCTGCTGAACACGCACAAGCAGAAGACAGGTCACATAGGATTGGTCAGAAAAATTCAACATCAGTTTATTACCCATTGTTTGAAAATACTATTGAGGGTGCTATATATGATATACTAAATAGGAAAAAGAAAATCATATCTACGGTTATGGGTGACGATACAATGATGGATGACGCATCCGCAATAGAAGAAATGTTAAATATGATTTCTTCAAAGAGGTGATATTTATTAATATGTTGTTCAAAAATTTATATAAAAAAATTAATCTAATAGAATCACGACTTGATAGTCCGTCACTTTTGAAAGAAAATATAATTTCAGAAATAAAGCAAGTTAGTGTTGAAAAGTTACCTTATGAATTTGATTCCTTAGAAACATTCATTGATAGTGAAACAATGAAGACTCATTACAATAAACACTACAAAGGTTATGTTGAAAAGTTGAATGTTGAGTTAGAAAAAATTAAAGGTAAAGATTTAGATTTAGAAGAGATTATTAGAAAGATTTCAAAATTTAATACTAAGGTGAAAAACAATGGTGGGGGAGCGTTCAATCACGCATTGTTTTGGAAAATGCTTTCACCAAAAAAACAAACAATAGAAGACCCTATTAAAAGTAAAATTGAAAAAACTTTTGGTTCGTTTGAAAAATTTAAAGAAGAATTTGAGCAAGCATCAAAAGATAGGTTTGGTTCAGGTTGGGTTTGGTTAATACTCACAGACACTAAAAGGTTAAAAATTGTTACAACCGCAAATCAAGATAATCCTTTAATGAATACAGAAAAAGAAAAAGGTTATCCATTATTGGGATTGGATGTTTGGGAACACGCATACTATTTAAAGTATAAAAATCAAAGAGATAAATACGTTTCAAATTTTTGGAAAGTGGTAAATTGGGGATTTGTTAATGACCAATATACTACGCAGTTAGACAGAATGTCATCATAAAGATATTTATATAAAAAAATATCCTTATGTCAACAACCGTAATTATTACTGAACCAGAAAGAGGTAAGTTATACAAAAGAATCCGTAATCTTTTAGGTGCACCATTACGTGGTGTAGAGTTAGATGATGAAATGATGGACTCTCTTTTAGAGTTGTCTATAGAAGATTATGAACAAAATGTTCAAGATTGGTTAATTGAATCTCAATGGACATCACTAGCAGGGTTAGATGTCTCAGAACAATCATTAGCAAGAGCACTTACAACAAGAGATATGAATTGGGAAACCCAATATACATATGCTTACTCTAAAATTGTTGGGTTGCAAGCTGGTGGGGATTGGGTTTTAGAAAAAGATTATATTGAATTAGTTCCAGGACAACAAATTTATGAAATACCTAAATGTAGAGAGGTAAATGAAATTTTGTGGTTTGCACGTTCAGAATTGGATGCTGCTTACTTTGACCCATTTATGGGTGGTTTCGGAGGATTTGGTGGTATCGGACTTGGTGGTGGTGCAGGATTCTCACAGATGGGAACGACAGGTAACTACTTCATTACTCCGGCATTTGATATTCTTTTAAGAATGGCTGATATTCAAATGAAAAGAAGAATTATCACGGGCGATTTAACTTATAGAATTACCGCACTACCTGGTGGTAAAAAAGCACTTCATTTAATGAATGTGCCTGGTGGGAAATTTGATTTTGGAAATATACAATATCAAAAGTATAGAGTATGGTATTGGTATTATGATACTTGTGATAGAGAAAATTGTTTGGCTAACAACCCCGATGTGATAAGACTCCCATCAGATGTTGCAGTTGATAGGTTACGATGGGACAAACTTAACTACCCAGCACAAACTTGGGTTAGAAGATGGTTTACCGCATATTGTAAAGAGACACTTGCAAGAGTAAGAGGAAAATACAGCGGTAATTTAAAAACACCGGATTCTGAATTAACTCTTGAATATCAGTCGTTATCAACAGAAGCAAAAGATGAAAAGACCACATTACAAGAGGAGTTGAAGACAAGATTGGAAAGAATGAGACCTGATAAACTTATGGAGGCAAAAGCATTACAAGCAGAAAATTTAAATAAATTATTAAAGTTAAGAGCCTTCCAAAGTCCGTACAATATTATTTAATTTATGCCAATTTTTAAATCAATACCCATAACAAAAACAATTTATGGTAAAGAAGTTGTTGTATCTGATTCTGTTGTTGTTACAAATACAAGTTATACGACAACAGGTGAATATGTTGTAATAATAAAGGATGTGGAGTCTTGTGAGTTATATTTAGACCCAGTATCTACTGAACACGTTGTTGTTAAGGCGTTAACACACGTATTGATAAAATCAGATAAATTGATTGACGAAGAATATGAAGAGGTTGAACTCCACAATGGGTCGTGTGTGGAGTTCAGAAAGGTTGGGGACTATTGGTATATACTTTCATCGGATGGATTAAAAAATTCTTAATCAAACGTGTAAGCCATTAAATCACCTTCTACATCAAATTCAAAATATTCCTCATCATCTACTTTATTTACCTTTATTTCTTTCTCCATCAATTTTTTGTTATGTTCAACTCTTTTGGAATCAACTAAATTAATGGTATCATCAATATACATATAGTAAGGGTCAATACCTACTGACTTCCAAAAAACAAGTTCCATATCTGATAAAGTTAATACCTCATCTAAATTGTCTTGGTCTTTTTCTTTTTTAGGTGTTCCTCTATCTAATTCAGTTTGTGACTTAGTAAAAATTGGTCTATCCTTTGGGTTTTCAATTAAGATATCTTCTCTAATCTCAGGTTTGAAGACAACAAGTAATGGTTCAATTCTTTTATTAAATGCCGCCATATATCTTGCAACATTGTACTCACCAAGTAAATCAGGATTTTTTTCAATTTCTTGTTCATCTATCAAATAACAATTCAACACAATTTCATCTTCGTATTCAATCGGAAATGGTTTTCCATTATTTGTTTCATATAGAGAAACTTCTTCTTTTGTTGCTTTTATTTTTTTAGTTTTTTTCTGAACATCTCCGTGTGATTTTTTTTCACCATTATTAACATACAAAATAGTATCACCTAAACCAGGTTTTTTACCTGCTCTTATTAATAATTCCATATGTGCTTGACGAGACATTGAATTGCCTGACTTTGTTTTCTTTGTTACGTGAACTTTATAATCATCTATTGATTGTTTAACACGTGCCTTGTTTGCAATTTTAGATAGTGGAATTTGTCTATTATAAAGTTTATCCACGTATTCATAATAGAAATCTAAAAATTCACCACCCTTACCATCAAGTAACATTCTTAATCCTTTATCCAAAAATTCCGCAACATATGTTTGAAGTTTTTTAGATTTAATAGTATTACCCGTAAGTTTAACTTTACCTTTGTCTGTTAGTAGTGCGTAGTTTTTTCTTGCCACATTGATTGTTGCTGGCCACACCCCATCAATATCAAGACCCATTTCATCTCTTAAAAATAAATCATTGTATTCTGCAACATCTGCCTGTGAACCAAAATATTCTTTATCCTTAACAACAAGTTCGTTTAAACCTTTACCGACATAAGAATAAGTTTCCCTACCTTCAGGGGTTTCAAAGTTTACACCATCAGTATCCATCACAAGTGGAATGTAACCTCTTTCCATAAAAAACATAATCATTTGTCTTAGGTATTGTCTACCAGTACAAGTAATCTGTTCACCCATATCCATATCACCCCAAGGAAATACGTGAGGAGCGGACAACGAACCAAAGAATGCGTTAATAAAAATTTTAATTGGTAACTGCTTTCTATCAAAAGATACAGACATCTTTTTATCTTTCTTTGAGTATTCTGATG